AATCCACCTGAGGTGTAGGGAGTCACTAATGCGCTACGAACTATTTTGGTAATTCCGGCGTTGAGATATAACGATACCACGTAGTAAGTTGTTCCATCTTCAACAATTGATATTTCATTTCGTATGAAGTATGAATTATTATTTAATTGTATGGATCCAAGTATACCATCTAGCGAAACTTCATCTCCGTCAGTGAACCCCAATGATTCTAGAGTGTAGATCCAAACACTTACTTTCTCGGTGTTTATGAAATAGATGGGAACTACTCGCATGTCAGTGCGTTGTTCGGTTAACAGATATTGCTGAGCAGTATCGTTAAATGTTGTTATACTAACTAGATCATCTTCGGTTAGACTCGTTGCAACAGATAGCGTACTGGTCAACGTATCTATTGTGTAATCTCCTGCTAGGCCATTCAACCTGTATCCATTAGCCTCTACAATAGCGTTAGTTGCATTCGTGGCATCTATATAATTAGTTAATGTAAAATCTGCGGTTATTCCATCGTACACAAACACCTGTGATTCTGGTATGCTGTAATTGATATTTTCAGTCGAACTACCAAAAACTACAAAACTCAAATAATCCACAGTGGTATCGTATACTCTAGTAAACAACAGTTTGGTAGTACCTGTGCCAGTAGATGCCAGATAATAGTCTGTGTTAAACACCAGCTTGATCCCATTATGATATACCGCTGGATCAGCAGCCGTATCAGAATTGAATGCGTATCCCAGATGTATCTCACTATTACCAGTTACTGGATCTACTCGCAGTGCCATGTCATGAGAATTTGATCTGACCAGTTGATTGCCGTTGCCAAATTCATAAACATCAAGATGAATTTCTTCGTCCGTGGTTAATTCTGTACCAACTAATTCAATAGTCTTGTCTACCCAATTCACAGTATACATTGTTGGGTTAGCTGCGCTAGTGTCCACTATGTCACCCAACTCAGAATCTAAATTCTGTTGGTATATTCTCTTACCAAATCCAGTTAGTGTGTCCATTATGAACACCGCCAACTGTGCTGGACTTTCAGTAACACTACTGAAATCTATTACATTACCCATTATTTGCAGCCTTCCATTTTAATCTCTTTACTGTGTATCCAGTGTGCTGGTATGTTTCAGCATCCCAAGTAGCACCGGGTCTAGTAGTTATTCTAATTGAGAGGGTGTCAGTAATAACTCCCGGTACCAATTCTTCTGGTCCGTAGCCTGACATGAATGCATCGCCCTTGATCTCATAGAAAGTTGTTTCGTCGGCCACTGTTAATGCGCTTACCCAAACAATACCATCATAACTGCTTAATATTGTAGTATTGGCACCTGCTGCAATGAATCTCTCACCAGTATGTGAGATAGTGTGTAGTGTTTCCGTCGTACCGGAAATCATGGCATCAAATGTAACGCCATCATAACTTACTAATATGACACCATTTTCACCCACTATGACGAATGCATTTTCTGCATATACTCCGGATAATAATTTTCCAGTTATAGGGGCAGCGTTCAGTACACAAGTTTCATAATTGTATCCATTGGTTGTACTCAACAGAGTACCTGCATCCCCTGCTACAATTATCATATTGGTTGATGCTACTACCGCATTTAGTCCGTGAGCAGTAACTGCGGGTGTTAACTCTGACCAGTTTTTGCCGTCGTTGCTGGTAACGATGGTACCAACTTGTGTGGTAGTGGTTGATACTGCGCCACTGGCTGACACATTGGTGATTCCTGTACCCACTGCAATATAACCCTCAAAGAAATCACATGACAGGAATTTAACAGCATTCAATCTAGTAGAAGCTGCACCGATAAAATCATATGCTCTGTTCCAACCATATCCATCACGACTGGATATGATTTCATCACCAACTGCAACATAAAGACCATCATGTGACATGATGCTGTATAGTTTATCTAACGGTGCCGACAGTGATGTACTATCCCACTTAGTTCCCACGTCATCAAATGGCAATGAATCCCATGGAGTAAATTCTCCTACAGTGGTCCAAACAAAACTGTCATAGCTTATGTATATAGGCGTGTTGACATTGGTAGTGGATAGCATATAGATTTGACCATCGTATGTCATATCAGTTAGTCCCAATACTTGTGCGCCAATTCTAGTTACTTGCCAAGTGCTGCCCTGGTCATAACTGTGCATGACCATTGAGAATGCTGGTCCATCAGCCGCAGCCACATACTTGTTGCCGTCATATATAACTGATACAATCTTTACTCCCTTGGGATAGAAAGATTGATCTTTTAATATGGTGTCAAGAGTCAATGCGCCAGTAAAATTATTGCCATAGTACGTGTTGTTGGGGTAATCTATTCCCGAAACTAGCAATGGCAGATTCTTACCCAACATGTCATCAGTTGGCTCATAGTAGCCCATGATTCTGTCTAGTGCATTTAGAGTAGGATCATCACTCTGTACCTGTACCCACTTGTCAAAGTTAAAGGTAGAATCGTTATTACTTTCAACACAGTTATATAACCGTTTATTGAACGTGACCAGTGAACTGGCACTACGTGTATATCCACTGGTAATGATAACTGGCTCAGGCAAGTAAATGTTATCTGATGCAGTATATGGGAACGGATTAGTAGTCACTCGCCATTCGCCACCAATAAAGGTTGGACTTGCAGTTGTATTCTTTACTGCTATGTAATAAGTTGCGCCATTCTTTACAATAGTATCTTTAGTATAAGCAGTGTCGGCTGTCCAAAGATTGGGAACTGTTACGGGGTTAACCATTGCTGCATCATAGTATACTACCAATTGAGTATCAGTAATTGGCTTAACATAATATTGCTTGAATGTATCAGCCGCTATTCCATATAACTCATATATTAGAATACCATTTGTTATGGTAGTGTGAATTACTTTAATTGTTGCATCATTTGTGCCATCAACTCCACCAAGTAGTGATCCCTTGACTGTGATGATATCTCCAGCTGCAAATGCAGTTCCCAAATTAGCAGTGTCCAGTTCAATAAAGTATTGATTCTTTATTGTACTGGTATTGAATTTAGGTGCAGAAAACTTAATAACTGCGGGATCAGCCAGTCCAGTGTATCCATCTGGTAACAGACTTAGTGTAATAGCAGCAGGTGTTTCATAGAAATATACATTCATGCCTTTAAGTTGACCTGGCATTAATGGACTAGCTGCATAATCTGTGGTAACAGTCACTTGCTTGCCCAACGCACTAGATACTGCAACTACTGGTAGTACTTCACCTTGTAAGCTGGCACTCATTGTAGTAACTGCGCTGTCGTATAGCTTTGTTGCTGAGCTTGATTCATTACCACTGGCAGTAAAGTCACTATAGTAATATTCTCCTGCAGTCCACACAGTAACCTTGCTGTTATAACTGGTTCTGTCAAACTTCAGTGTGGTTTTTAACTGTCTGGTTGGGGTATTAGTTGCCACTGCTACTGCTCTGGCAGTTACCGCTAGTAAATTACCAGCGCTTGCTCCTGCATCAGTGAACACGATGCGATGATTATCAGTTAATGCATTTTTCTTAGAAGTATACAGTGCAATAGTGGAAGTTAACCCAAATAGCTCATCAGTGAATACGACACCAACATAGTAATGTTGTTGGTCTTCAATACCCATTACTGTATCGCCTATACCAGACTTATACTTAACTACATCGCCTGTTTTTAATGTGGCCGATGTGAGAGATATCGTATTCAACGAGAAATTAATAGCATCACTGTCAAATGAGACCGTGAATACTGGTTCTATAATTATTTCAGGAGTAACTGCGTAGCCATTGCCAGCATCCAGTATTTTTACACCCACTAATTTATCGCCAGACATAATAGCACTGACTCTGGCTGGCGTATTGGGAGCAGGATACATGTTAGTGTCAATATACACTGTTATTTCCGGAGGATCAACGTAATCTCTACCTGAGTCTAGTACAACAACTCCTGGCATGTCTGTATAAACCAATGCATGTGGATTGTGCGCGGTGATCTCGGTGTTATTTACTCCGCGAGTAATAGTAGATAGTATACCAGCATCTCTGTCAACGCTAGCATAGCTAATCTGCTCATCGTCAATAGTTATTATACCAGTTAGAGGAATACCGTGAGCGTTATCAATATGAATTGTGTTTGCAGCAGTAGAAACGTATTTGACCACTGCGCCAACATTCACTCTGCTTAGCCCAGTAAGTGATAGTCCGTAATTTGCTAACCAATCGGTATATGCGGTGTCTTGCCATACAGTGTCAGTAGGTCCAAACTGACCCACTCCCACTGGGTTCTTAAAGTTTAAGTTGGGTGTGACAAATCTACCTAAATCTGCGTCATATTTTGCAGGCAAGTCAAAGTCACTTATGGCATGCGTGAATGTGTCACTGGCAGTGTATCTGATAGCAAACTCTTTAATCACCACGTGGTATGGTTTAACTTCATTGAGGTAACCCTCTAAGAAGTTAATATTATCCTGCTGATATGTTTGGCTTTGTACCAAGTCACGCAGAGTATGCGATACATCTACTAACGATGTTTTATTCAGCCATGGCAAGTTATTTTGGGTGGCAGTGGCTTCACTGGTAATGTATTCAAACAGCAGTATTAAACTCTTGTTGCGATGAATCTGTAAATCGTTAACATAGATTTCTTCATTGAGTGCTCGTAAGATATATCTGGTTTCAATGGAAGGGTAGGTATCAAACTCTATAGTATCGTAGAAGTTATTACCAAATCCTATATTGTTAGCATCATATTCCCATAGCGAACTCTTAATCTGAATAGTACCCTGTTCTAATCCCACTCTAGTCCATGCAGTGCCACTGTAAACATAAACTTCGCGTTTGCCATCGCTGTTGGCAGTTACCCCGGCAACAAGACCTTCAGTGGCCACTAGTGTGGCTAATCCAAAATATCTTGATACTTCTACATCTATCTTGGTGTTGTTATTGTAGCCATCTGCCCACCAGTAGATATATTCCCAGTAATCACTGGTGTTAAATGTAGGGCCACTGGTAGTCAAGAATGCAGGGGCGCGAGCTGGAGCACCCTGTTTATTGGAGCTGCCCAAAAACGCGGGAGTCTTGTACTCTGCAATAGGGTACTGCAGTAATACTGCATTGGCGTACAGGCAATAGTTTTCCAAGGCTTTAAATCGGTTGATAAAGAAGCTTTGCGTTGGTCTAACTGAGATACCAGTTTGCACCATCTTGGGCAAGCTGATATTTGGTACCACTTTTCCTTGTATGTCCACACCTGATAAGCTGTCTAGTAGTTTTTCATATAGTGCTTCAGGATCACTGTAGTCAGTGTAGGCTGATGGAACTCCAGCTAAGAAATCTTCTGCATAGCCATTGCGTATTAGTTTAAATTCATTATATGATGAATCTTGGTTTACACCCTCACCAAATCCAATATGCAGACTGGTGTTGGTTGACTTGATATACTGTCTGCTATTATAAAGTGCATAGATGTTTGGCTTTACAGCAGCAAAATAAGGTATACCAGAGTTCTGCGGGTTAGTGATATAAGCAGTTATCACAGTATCAGTGAGTGTCTTACCCTGCTGGTTGTATAACACATTGGTATTTCTAACCCAATAGTAGTACTTGCTAATCAACGCACCAGTGCTATCTAATTCAAAGGTGGTGGTATATGCTTCTAAGTTATATGCAGTTCCTGATCCAACATAATCCATGGGAACAACATCACTTTCTATCCAGGTGTATACTGTGACTGTACTACCAGGGAACAGTGTGCCCCAATATTTACTGTCGTATACTGTATCGGCTTGATGGTAATCAACAAATCTAGTGGTCGTGGTGTCGAACCATATTTTACCCACAAAGTTGCTTGCCCATACTATGCGATTGGCGGTAGTGTCAGTATTGTATCCTGCAGGATCATATGAGCCCATGTAGTCGATATTTTCTCTGACCACACCCAACAATTTACCTTGCAGTGGATCTATATAATCCAATGCGGCTGTTCTGCTGTTACTAATGTTGTCATATAACTGAACTGATTGTATCTGAGATACATCCACAGTGGCAGATTCTTTGCGTGTAATTTGCCAATTTGGTTTATTGGTATTATTTATAAATATTACCACGCGTCCCGTGCCCACTGAGTTTACATACGCTGGACATCCTACTACTAGTGAATATTCAGTGAACGCTAGTGTTTTACCGTAATACGATGTTTGCGCGCCTGCAGTTGCCAATTCAGTAGCTGATTGTCCGAATACGTATTTGCCAACGGTTTGCATGCTCTCGTTATAAGCAGGAAGATAATCGTATATGAATACACTTCCTGCATTTACTGCAGTGTCTACAAATCTGGTAAAGTTACCATCGAATATCGTATCGTTTGTGTAATCTTCGTCATCAGTAAAATCAAATGTGGTGGCTGTTTTTCTGGCTATAACTGGGGCGCCCACTGCAAATGAGTTATGTTCGTTGAACTTCACTGAGTACCCATATTGAGTTGGTCCAGTCAATTGTTCAGCGTTGATCAATACCTGAGTGTTAACGTACTCCGAAATACCCAATGCCTGTGCCGTTGCTAGCTCAAGTACAGTAATATTTAATTTGTTATTTACCGGACCCAATTGCGTGTTTACCAATTGTATTACCAGTTTAGCGTCAGTAGTACTATATGCTTTTACATTGGGAATGCTGGCTTGATTAATGGCTGTTACTATATTGGTTATTCCGGTTCCTGGCAGTCTTACTGTATAACCGTTAATCAATATCGTGGCATCAGTTGACAGTGATACTGCACTGGCACCAGTTATCATTCCATACTTCTTCCCTTGATTGGTAAAGCGGTACACACTGCCTTCTATGTTGTCAGTTGATAAATCGTACGGTGCTCCTACTATTAATTCAGTACTTGGGGTGTTAGTATCTAGCGAATGACCAAATGCAACCCCTGATCTGATTTGATCCACCGATACAAAGCTGTTTAATGTCTGCGTATGGACGAAATCAACACAGCTTATATCAACTATATCACCTGGTGTTACTGCAGTAGTAAGTGTGACAATTTTAGTAAGTGCATTAATGGAGTAGTCGCTGGCTGATGACAACAGAATGCCATTCAACTTAACTTGAATCTGGTTATAAGAATTTGGTGCTGTACTCAGAGCCAATGCAAGTACTGTGGTGGTTTGAGCACTGGCGGGCTGTCTTATTTCATATGTTTGTGTTATTCTAGTAAAAACATAGACTGATCCGGTGTTGACCAGCTGAGCTGAGTAATTTTGAGCCGGAGCACCAACGAACACCTTAGTGCCATCATAATTGGTTGACACACTGTTACCAAACTGATCCACACCAGTTAATCCTGAGACACTAAGGGTATCAACAGATACGTAATCGTGTACTGCTTTGTATATATCAGTATCTGCTGTAATCACAGTATCAAATGACTGCGCAACGTAATATGTAGTTCCAGCGTAGGGATCATATTCTGCTCTGACAAATTCGTATGTATCTGTTCCAGTTACATTGTCAAATGTTATTAAATCTCCCTTAATAAATTCTGAAGGGTAGGCGTCTAATATAACAAAACTGTTGTCACCCACTATAGTGTCTGCAGATGTGGAGAATCCAATATCCACATAGGTAAATGCAGTACTAAGTTTGTATACTTCTACTTGAGCGTCATCAGTTGATGCAGAATATAGCCAATTCTTGTCACCTGATAACGACAGTGATACGCCTTGAGATTTATCTGTAATTACAATAGTTTGTTGCAGTCTAATTGAATTAGCTTCAGCATTGACTAACTTAAACACATAAAGTTTACTATTGATGTCTACCTTAGATACAACCAAAGTATCATCAATTAATACCATTGATCCCACTAGACTTGGGTCAATCACAGTAGTTTCTTGTAATGAGAATTCTACTCTGTTTGCACTAAACGTGTATCGGTATATTTTTCCTGCAATGGAATCCAACACAAAATAACCCAGGATGTGATGATACGCTACGCCATTACCAAATGAAATTGCGCTGGTTGGGGTTGCAATCTCTGATGCGGCATAGTTTATACTCTTTTGATACACTGCCCAACCACCATCAGTATCCTGATCTACCCAAACTTTAGATTTAGTTAATCCGTTATTGAGCAATGGCATGTCTGCTATGTCTCTGGGACTAGCAACTCTCTGTGGGTTAAAGTATGCAGCTATACCAGTTCCTGATATGCTCATCACGCTAGAATCCATTACCAAATCAACCACCACTGACGTTAAATTGGATATAGCATTCACTCTGTAGTAACCATTAACTCGGTCGTCGTAATTAATAACCATGAATAGGTCGTTTACTGCCAGGCCTGGCGCTTCTTCAAATACCAATGTGGCAGTATCGTTCAAATTGTTCAAGCAGTTGACTACTCTGATAGGAGCCGCAGTGGATGATAGAGATACTGGAGCATATACTTTCCATGTGCTATTTTCATCTGCCACCCAAACATAATTGCCCTGATACAACTCACTAATAGCAACTGTGCTGTTCTTCAGTGTGTCAAATGAATAAGCATACATCTTAACATCATCAAAATGCACTGATCCTGCTGTGGGTAATACACTGCTGGCTGCTGGATCCAACACTGACAGTATATTTTCATCAGCTATTGATCTGCCGTAGTTGGTTACTGCATTTAATGACAACTGTTGCATTACCGCACTGTCAGTAGTGTCCTTGAATATACCAACTGTACTGGGATTACCAGTCAAGTATTTTTCATTCAGTACAACTTCTATGAAGTTCTCGTTGTTGACTCCACCGAACTCGCTGGTCTTGATTGCCCAATTTTCATATACTTCATATTTGATTTGGCCAGTAGTTAATGTTATGTTCTGTACCGCATTGGCAACTCTGCTGGTTCCTTTTTCAGCAATGAAGTTTTTATACACATTGACCTGCGATATATCGTCCAAGTTGCTTGCTGCCAGATAATCTCTGGGTCTGTAACCAATCAACGAGAACGCCAATTGGTCTGCATCATTGGATAAGTTAGCAGCATTGGTATCATAGTACAATGATGATTCGTATGCACGATTGCTTGCATTGGGCAGCAGACCTTTTTGGATCTGATCGTATGATGTTTTAGTCCACACGTTTGTATCAAACTTGGCTGCGGGCAGTATTAAACTGTTGGCAGTGTAGTAGCTGTTCTTATACTTTACCATGCTATTCTTACTATAGCGAGTGTTGGCTGCCCAGTCTTTGACATTATCCTGATTTAGAATAAAGCCCTGCGCATCCAGTGTTCCGTTCCAATCAACGGTCTTGCTACCTTTAAGCAGCATTCTGTATTGACGTAGGCTGGTAACGGGATTGAAGATAGTGTCATTAAATAAGGTAAAGTTGTCAAACACTACTGCATGTTCTAAGTTACTCAAATTGGCATTGAAGTAGGCCAGTGTATCACCTGAGTTAAGAGGGAACACCACAAACTCAGTGTCATTTCTTTCCACTGCCAAATCTTTAGTTTGAATTGGTATTAAATCCTGGTTAAGCACATAGTTTTGGTGGTGCAGAGTTAATGGCTGAACTATGCTGCTGTCTTTGTTTACTGTTATTTTAGTAGCGGCTGGATTCAAGTTCACCAAGCTGCCCACTTGCCATCCAGTTTGCGCCCATGATAAGAATTCAATAGTCATTTGTTTCCAATTGACTTCCATGCCATTTTCAATTACATCAAACTGCATGCCCTGATCTGTCAGATATGCGCCATAACTCAACAGGAACTCACATACTCCGTTAACGGAATAATATTCGTTACCGTAGGGAACAACAGTCTCGGTGGTATAGTAGGAGCTGGCCACTGATATTGATATATTATCAATAGCCAGTGTTTGGTATAAGCCATTATACTTGGGAGTGTATGTGGTAAAGTACGCCTTGTTCTGTGAGTTACCGTATACGCGGTATCCCTTGATAGTCTTTTGCACAATGACGCCACTGAATACAATTCGGTCAAATGGCTGGTTCTCATGCAATAATACTGAATAACTATTATCAGGTACCATCAGTGAGCTGTTCTTGCTGGACCCAGAGCTTTTCTCCAGATAAAAGTTCATCAATTGTTTATCACTGAATCCTGCCAAGCGATATATCAATCTCACATCCAAATTGGACATGAGTTCGTTTAATTTTTCTTGCCCAGTGCCACCAGTGCTTTGTACATAATCAACTATCCAGTTAACATAACTGTGTTGTGCTGTGCCTGTGCCGTATTTTACAGTGGCATTGCTTGATATACGTGATCGGTCGTTATACAAGTATTGACCAAACTCTGAGTTATATTGATACAAGTCCAAGTCATACGACAAAGAGAAGAATTTTGCAGGTTTTGTTAATGCAAACAACTTGATTAAGTCAAAGGGATAGCTGCTGCTTTTAGTGTAGCTGTATTCTGATGGACTCACATCGTTTGTGGTCCAGTCTCGGTTAAAGGTGGTAGCATCGTAGTATCTGGTTAATGCAGCCAATGGATCACGTAAATTACCGGACTCGTCAACTGGCAGAATCTTTCGTAGGTCTGGTCTAGTTCTGGTTGGGATGACATATGGACTGCCGTCGTTGTAATTGATGCCTGCAGTAATATCGTCCCATAACAAATCGTTGCCGCTAGTATAGGGCGCTACTCCATATCTACCTTCCCACCAAGTGGGTTTTGCGGTTAGTCCCAGCATTTCCCATGGGGTAGTATGTGGGCTGGTGGTATCATAGAACCACTGATACATGCCTCTCCAATTGCCGGCATTGAACAGCTTGTTGTCCAAATTGTTTCTGGATTGGTTATAGTTATATGTAAACTTGTTGTTTGACATATAGTACTGAGTTTTGTAGTCAATGCGATTCTGGCCAACCCAGTTTAAGAAATTGGTGTTTTGTATGACCCGCACTTCGTCATATGAATGCGCCGTGGTTCTAAACTGTCCTGGCACAACATCATCGTATGTAACTGGAGTTTGTGCGCTGCATTTGAGATTGTTGTATATGCGTTTTTCAAATTCCAACAGAACTTTATCTCTGAAGTCTACCAGTTTTCCTTCGTTATACTCACCGTACAGCTTAGTCAAAGAACCATCGTGTCCTTTGATAAAATATGTGGGAGTAATATATGATTCATCGTATACTATTTCAGGAATGAATGATGGGTACAGACCCAACTTAGTTGGAGTATTGGGAACGTATCCACCATAGGTCTGATTGAACTCATTGATGACAATTACATCACCTGGCATCATATCCAGAGTCATGGTGACTTTTGGCTCAATATCACTTATAATGTAATCTTGATCTTTAACCAGTTGAGTTGTGATTGATTCTGCGTTAACAATTCTGGTCAGATATATTATAACGCCGTCATAATTGGCGTTGGTAAAGTCATAGGTTTTTATCAGTGAATAGAAACTGGTATCAATGAAAGCATTAAATGTGTAAGTATTTGATACGTAAGGAGCTCTAGCCGGTAGCATGTCACTCCAAAAGAATGGAGTACTCTGATATTTGTAACCAGCTATTTGCTGCAGTGCATCGTCTAGCATGTAGGCTGCACTCTGATATCTATTATAGTCACCGGTATCTATTATGTTCATCAACAATGTTTTGAACTTGACATACTCATTGCTGCTATAAGATAGTGCATCAATTAAACTATAATCCTTATTGCGTAACAGTGCAGCTGGAATAGTCAGTGGTGCGCTACTTTGTATTATCTTATCACCATATGATACCAGATTGCCCAAATCTCTATAGTCATTTGCACCGTATATCGTACCGGTGATACGGTTAGAGTTTATGCAGATACTCTGGTAATGTCCCTTGATGTCACCTAAATTTAACGAGGTGATTACTGAATTGAATGGGTTACTTTCTAAGTTGGCAGGAATCGTGTAATAAGCATCTGCGCTTAATTTATCATCGCTGTATACCAATACCTGAATAGATGCGCCAACCTCTGGGGTCTCATACAATGTTATCGTAGTATCTAATCCAGTGCTGGTAACTAGATAGTTATAACTGGGCTGTGTCTCAGCATTTATATATACTCTAATCACAGGCCATTTAGTAGTGTCTGCATCTTTTGCTGTTACATTACACGTGAATGATTCAAACCCCGTGGTGGACTCAAAATTAAAGGCCTGGTACTGAAAACTTTCATCAACTGCAGTTTTCCAACCCAGTTCACGGGTATATTCATTACGATTGATATAATTATATGGATATCCGGTGTTTACAGATTCGGTAATGGAACTGTAATTGTCAACATATTGGAAGGTGTCATCGTTGATTGAAATTCTAAAATTGATGTCGCTGGTGTTACCTACTGAACTATACTTGATTGGGAAACCCAATACTGCATCATCGGCGCCGGCTCCCAGCGCAAACTCAAACAAAGTAGATCCGGTAAAATTACTACCTGGATAGAATTCTTGGTCTGCAAAGCTGATTCCATTTTTGTCAAACACATCAAATTTGGGTGGTTGATTTACATAATTCTTCTGTTGCCCCTGTTGCCAGTTACTACCATCAAAGTAATAGGTTAATCCTTTACGCTCAGTTCCATTGGACACTGTCACTTGATCATTGGCAATTACATCACCGTCTAGTGCTTTACTCAATGTGATCACCGGTGAGGAAGTGAACGTGAGCGGAGTGCCGTCAAGTATTGCTTCATCTGCGCTGCCTGTTACTGATAGGGTAGTATCGTCAATGACTGCTATTACTTGCTGTCCACTAGTAAATCCGGCTCCTGTGATACGCATGCCTTCTAGAATATCAGTGGTATCATCTACTTTTAGGGTAGTGGACGAGCCGCCGGCTGCCACATAAGATTTCTTTACCCCAAGAGATTCAGCAAAATTTGCCACCCATACTTTATTCCTAATGTTAATATCAGTGTCTGCTGTAAAAATTATTCTGGCACCCTCAAACAAAGGAATACTGGACCCATCTGGATAGTATATGGTTCGGCCGGCAACTCTATCTGATGAGTAAAATCCGGATATGTTGATGCTGGTATTATCTACGAAATCAACTGAGCCAATACCAACAGTACCCTGATTAATCAGTTTGAGGTCGGGATAAAATTCAACGATTGGTCTATTGGCACGGTTATCTTTGTTATTGAGAGCGGCTAATGCGATTTCTCCAGAAACATATGAGGCTGTGGCCTTTAATACATCAATATGAAACCAACGATTGCCTCGGCTCCATGCATTTCTGTTAATAGCATTCCTACTAATAGTGATATAATCTTTATTAATTGGCATGTCAATTTGCCCACTAAACTTATCAACATCAAATTTATTGTTGTCGTAGATAGTGTAGATTGAATCAGCAAAGGGCTCGTATACACTGAGTTCTTCTGATAAAATCAAATTGATACTTGTACCAACACCTTCAACGTAGTAGCTGCCAGTATTATAATGTTTGGGAAACACATTTTCACTAAACGTTACTTTAAGTCCATTAGTGAATGTTACACCATTGGGGCTGGTATATATAAGTTGTCCTAAAATATCCTGTTGCACATTGATAAAATCATCTGCCTTTTTATCTAAAATACGAATGGTTCCATACATCAGTGGATTCAAACTATCCTGATAGTACAAAGTATTCAATGCTGCAGTTTTTGGTGGCAGCATACGAACCAGTCCGTATTGGTTCTTGACAAAGTTCTTGTTGATAAATGAGGTACCATTGGTGGCAGTTATTAACTGGTCTGTTGGAATGGGCGCATATTCAGTTAAAGTTACTATAGGAAAGCCCAACGCATCGTCAATCAAATTTATTTGGTAGAAATAGTCACTTAGTTTTGTGATTGGTGACAAATCAAAGTCGGCATCGCCAAAATCGGCAATATCAAACAATGAATTTATTGTGCCGGTCGCATTGGCATCAAACCCGTAGAACATTATGATTTTGCCATCTAATACGTCATTCAATGGTCCGCCAATTCCATCAATACTGCCAGTAAACGGTCCTGATAACGTCAAGTCATTTAATCTTTTGCCGTGTATTTCATTAAACGGTATGGTACAAATTAAATCTACTTTGTTATCGCCAGTATAGGTATCAGATTCTTGAGCACCACTTAAAGGTACAGTAAAGGTCACTGTGCCGATATCAGCACCGTTGTTTACTACACCATAAACATCACGTGAGCTGACATTGTTTCGGTACGTGTCTATGCCCGAGAGTCCAACGTTGGTTTGTATGAAAAACTTGCTACCTTGAGCTACCTGAAAAGTATAAGTACCACCTCTGACAACTGTGATTGTAGGATTTACTTCCGCAATAGATACATTGTTCTTACTAAAGGCGTATGAGGTAAATTGAGTAGTAACAGTGTAATCTGCAACAGTGTCTATGTAGTCAGTAGTTACTGGAACTGGGTCTGGTCCATTGGTCAGCCAATAGTATTGACTGAAGTTGGTTATCTTGTCTAGATCAACAAAGCTATCCCATGAATAAAACTCATTTGAAAACAAGTTAGAATGGTTGTTAGTTGGTGAACCTTCTGTGGTCAGCGCATCAACCAATCCCGGGTAGGTTATAAAGTCTTTAGCAACACTAGTGTCCTTGTTAGTGAATACTACTCCAGGTTCTAGCTGATAGTCAGTTCTGATCTTGCTGGGTTCAGTTACATAACTGGAGTTTGGATTGATTCCATATTCAAATCTGCGACCAATATAACCCTGAATTCGTTGGGAATTGGGTTGTTGAACTAATTGGTCAAGCGTTGCTTTTAAAAACTGCTGATTGGATTTAGTCTGAAATATCTCAGGAAGAAAATTCAAGGTTCTAACTTGTGTTACCATTATGTGTTCTCTTTTTAGCTATTTGGCTTCAATTGGTCTGCAGTCAACGACGAAATTACCACGATGTCGGTGGCTTGTGCGGCATTAACAAAAATCTCGTAAGGAGCTGATCTTATTTCATACAAGTCACCAAATGATAACTGTGAGTTGTTTGGTACTAATATTGCGGAACTTATTAAATCTCCTATTTCACTGTGCAAGTACGCACTCAATTCACTGAAATAAAATGTATCTCCAAAGTTCCAATTGCCAATGTCAAAGTAAGTGTTTATGGCATTTATAGTGGCTATGCGAATTTCACTATCACTGGCAGTAACATTGGAGTTTCTTATTACCTTAATTGTAGCTTGCAACTCTATGCTTGCCTTGCTTCCAAATAATGGTTTAAACTTGACACTGTTTAACAACACTGTATCGCTCAACATTTTGTATTCATCAACCTTGCTATACGATTGCTTCAACTCATATATAGTTGGTATAGCAGGCTCTGGCAATTTATTAGTAGCATCTTGTATCCAATTGGTATACTGAGTATAATAGCTACTGGTTACCACATATATATCAATTATATTTGTAGTACCAGGATTGATTCTGGTAGTGTTGCTACTGTTGTGTCTGTAATGAAAATACAATCCCTGTCTGCCTGTTAGTGCCGAATAGTTAGTCAAGCTTGATATTAGTATGATATTAGCTGAAGTGCTATCCTGACTTGACATATAGAACTTGTCCTCGGCATAGGCATAGAATACTTGACCAATTGGATAATCATATTTGGCTAATTCAATACTACTCACTGAGGAGAATGCATAATTTACACTGGTAGAGGCCACTATTTCATATTTGTTCAACAAGTTAGCATCTACTATTCTACGCACAAACACATATTGTGAACTGTTAGTGCTGCCAGTAGTGTAGCCAGTAACATATTTAAAGAAGTCAGGATCGTTAACCAATCCATTATTGTTGGGATTGATACTGCTGACTTCAATGCTGTAATCGTCTACGTATCCATCTGATTCAACTGTCTGACCAATTACTGCTAAATTCACATCATCTGCAAATGCAAAATTGGTGCCAGGTAACGAATTGGTTTTCAATACTTTTACAGTATCGTATAACAACTTGCCAGTTAATGGATCATATATTACTTTGTTACGATCATATGTAAATCTGGAATCTTTTACGCTGCCAAAGTAATACGATAGCGATCTACTAGACACACTGTACTTGCCGTCACCTAAACTTTTGAAGTTTACTACGTAATCAGTTTCGCTGTAGTCGCCAATAAACCATCTGGGCAAATTCATAGTGAAACTATTGTTGTATGACAATGAGAAACTTTGATTGACTGATGCTCTGGCGATAGCAGATTGCACTATTCTGTTTGGCAACATGTTATCAAACGCTGGAAGTATTGTTTCTAATAATGCACCAGCTGGGATGTCGGTACTCAGTGCAACTGGACCCAATCCATTAGAAAGATTACCTTCGCCACCGTTATAGCCATCATCCACTACGTTTACCACTGTTGCCCATATGTACATCTTACTTGAAGGGGTGGGCAATCCCGCAACTAACCCGGTGTCAGTAAAATAATAACCAGCTGGTGGAATAAATTTTAGTAAAGCACCACTGGTGCAGTACTTCAAGTTGTCGCCGGTATATATACCCACTGCGATAGGTTCGGTGTTTCCGGTGGAATCTTCCAGTTTAAAATAGCCCGTTATGTTTGTGCCATTGAACGAAGTTTTATTCCAAATAGGTTTCTTGGGCACAACTACTGCATCAACAGTAATATTGTATACCACCTGATATTTGGGATATGTTGCATTATAGTGTTGCAGCGTTTGCGTACTAGATAATACGCCCAATAACTTGTTAGTTAGGAATGAGATGATGCTATTGGCGCCCTGCTCCAGTGAGAATATAGTGACACGATCCTTGTTATTTTGATAGAGTGCGCCATCTTGTGCAAAACTGTTTACACTTGAGTATTTGCCTGTGGGATCCAACAAATCAAAATTTCTAGCTACCCCAATTGAACTGCGGTTTAGCGACTTGCTTTTTATAATTGAGCTATATAACGCATTGGGGAATGTGTTATAATCTTCGCCATTGACCATACGATTCTGTGAATAGTATTTGGTTGGCGCACGAAGTTTTATATTGTCTACACTTTCTCTGGATTGTGCATTGGATACTGCTTCAGTTAATGCCAATTCAATTGTAAGAGTTTCTGTGCGCCCCACTTTGCTCACATAGCTTATAGTAAGAGTGGTTCCTTGCATTTCGCTGGGATCAATGGTGTACTGTAGTGCATTGCCAGTTCTAACATAACTGCGAAATGTACCAATTGGCATCTCACCGAATACGCCATCGCCAAATGCATAACTTACTTGATCGTTGAATCTGGACTTGACTGAAAAGAACTGTCTACCTTCACCACTTACTGTGGTGTCAGTGGTTGCATACACACTGTCAACTTTAGTCCACTCGGCCAATGCGCCAGTAACGGAGTCCACTTTAAATAGCCACGTATCATTCTCACTGATACCCTCAATGTCAATATCTATCAATTGATTTGATATTTTTTGATCTAGAGTAAAGTCATAATTCTGCAGTGTACCTTGTTTAAAATACATGAAGAATCCAGTATTGGCACTGCCATACCCCAAATTGTCGTTTCGGTATAGCACATTAAACTTACCACGTGGTGTAGGACTTATCTCATATACATAATCTTGATCCATGCTGGTAACACTAACTGCTTCAAAGTTCATTTTGGAACCCTGAACAATAGCACTAAATGGGATCACCGGTGATGCGGTAGTAGGTATCTGTAATGAGTATTCATCTGTGGTGATACCCAGTATTGACTTGCTGTTGCCTGGTCTGCCCACACGTTGTGAGCCAATCAATGCTGCATTTATTATGCTGTTAAACTGTTCTTGCCAATTGGCATTGGCTGGATCATTCCACAGAATGGATATGCCACTCAGGTTGAATCCATTGATATCGTTGATGCTTTCAGTTGTCTTTACACTGGTTACTTTCAAATAACCCTGACCACTCAAGTTTCTTTTAGGGTTGTATCCGATCAGATTGGCCAGCTTGATTACACTGTCTCGTCTTTCGGCAGTATCAATGAAGTTTTCTCTGGTATTCAAATCATCACGGAACGCCAATGCCTGTCCCATAAAGGCGATAACATCCAGCAGTGCAATGTATTCGCTGCTTTCGGTATAGTCATTGAAAGTTTCCGGATAGTATGTTCGCAGATAGTCTACAAAACTCTTTCTAAGAGTCTCATAGTCGTAGCTTTGGAAACTGGCTTGACTGAAAGTCTGATAGAGCGTCTTCCAGTCATTTACCCCAAATATTGTAGATTGTCGTGAGCTTGTGGCCATATAAAATTCTTCTGTTTAGTATATTTATCAATACAAAAAATCGGGGTTTTTAAGCCAGACTGGCAATATTGGTTCCCTGATCAAACATCACCGTCAACTCTTGCACCACGTTATTGGGTAATATTGCCAATTCAATGTCTAGTCTGATACTGTTCTCATTGGGAGTGACTGCCACAGTGTTTACAATCAATCTGGGGTCTTGTGCGATTATTCTACGCACTTCATACTCTATCTGACTTTGAGTGTCTGCTGTATTGGGTTCAAATATCATTGACCACAGTGTGGT